TTTATACCAAATGATGCAGATATAGCTATATACAACAGGTATTGAGACCAGTCAGGTAACGTGGCAAGAACTTCAAAGCCACTTTGTACATACTCTCTCATTCCGGGGATAAATACAAGTATGGCAGGAGCAAGTAACACAACTAACGCAAATTCGTCTTTCCAAGAATCCACCGTAGCATCTGCCATCTTACCTTCCCATGCAACTTCACCTGCTGCGACTTTCTCTGCAACAGTAGCACGAGCTTTAGCTTCTGCAACCTTTGCTTCTCCGTCTGCTTTAGTTTTCGCAAGTTTGTTTTCAAACCATGTACCTGCTAAATTTGCTATTGGGCCTATGAGAGCAGTAAACATTTGTTATCCTATGTTTTTAATTTTTTCTTTTTGTTTCTACTTAATTGTGGCACTCTGTATAGTGCATCTGATCCACCTTTTCTTCCTGATGGAGATTTAAATTTAAGAGGTTCTTTTTTCTTTTTTGTTTCACCATAAGTTATAAATGGATTTAATCTAGATCTACCTTTATCCATTCTTTTTTGTTTACCACTAAGAGGTAAATTTTTTGTAGTTCTTTTAAATTTAGGTTCTGGGTTGTAGATTCTTCCTGTATAAGAAGATAAAGGAAGATTGCTACCCTTCTGATCTTTCAAGGGATCAAAAAACACAGCTTTTCTTGATGGATTAGAGTATTTTTTACCTACACTTTTTGGTCGAGGTTTTGGTTTAGCAACTTTTTTAGTTGTGCCAGACTGAAACTCAACGTTACTGTCTTTGCCAGATCTTTCTTTCATGTATTGTTTCATTTATGTCTCCTCAACATTTCCATCGTCTCCTTGCTTGTCGCAACCTACTGTTTGGGTTCTTGGCTGCTTTGGGGAACTTTTTCATTTGACCTGCAGATCTAGCACAAAAGGACTTACGTCTCTTTGCATCTTTGCTCCCCGGCTTTACCTTGCCAGTTACAGCAGTCTTGAGTTTACTGCCGGGGTTTTCTCTACGATACTTGGCAACACCTTTAGCAGTCATGCCTGCACCCTTTTTGGTAGGGCGTTTGTCACCACTCTTGATAGTGTAGCCTTTCATGCTCCCACGTTTTTTGGTCATTGTTAAGCCTTTACTAGCTTCATACCCATTTTTTTAGCAGCAGCTCTGAGTTGTGCAACGGTCATTTTGCCACCTGCTTTGCCACCTTTTGACATCATGGTCGGCTTTTTCATGCCACCTGCAGCACCACCTTTAGCCATGTACTTTTTGGTTTTGCCACCACCACGCATCATTTTTTTGGCTTTGCCACCACCCATCATCATTTTTTTGGTTTTGCCGCCACCCATCATCATTTTCTTTTTCTTCATCATTCGTCATTCTCCGAGTATAGATTATCAAATGTTATTGCAGGATCAAGATAAGTTTCGTGAATCTCTGCATTGTGTATATACTGGCTAGGTCTAAAGTCTGGTGGACCTTCCCCAGTCTCCCAAAGTGCAGGACTTGTCGCCCTTACTCTGTTGTTTGGCAAAGCAACGATGTTGCCTGTCCAATCTCCTGCGTCTATCAACTGTAGAACGTGACTTTGTTTATGCTGTGCAGGGTCATCTGCTATGTCACTTTCTGTGTAATCTACAGTAAATAGATATTGTCCTTTATGAAACTCTCCGTCTATCTTGCAAATCCACGGAGATGAACTAACTCTATCTAGTCGCACTATCGAGTGATGATGTGAGCTACAATCCCACGGCTGAGCTAAATGCGTTGGCATTATCTGCGGCCACTCTTCGTACGGTATATCAGCAACGAGTGCTGTTATTGGCATCCTTGCCCACATTGCACCACCGTGTACGTTCGGTTCGTTTTCATCGTCATCACTTTCACATCCTGTAAATACAACTTGAAAACTTAGACATCTGTCTGGCACTGTGTTTACGGCTATTGCTAGTCCGTGTAAATATTCACCATGATACATTTGGTGATTGTGTGTAAATTCTTTTCGTACCCAACACTTAAAGTGTGGTATATTACTTATTAGGTATGACATACGTTACCCTCGCATATATGACATTTACCCCCTTTGAAGATAAGAGAGCAAGTTGCCCTGCTCTCTTATAATAGTTTTATGTTCCAGTTGAAACTGTAGCAGATTCAACAGGGTTAACTGATACGTCACAAATCACAGCATGTACTCTGAAACGTAACGCAGTTGTTCCTGAAGATCCTGAATCAAGTATTGTTACTTGAACAGAATCAGCAGAGGTAACTATATTACCACCTGCAGCCTTCAGGTTAAACTGAATGTCAGCGGCAGCGTTACTTGCTCCACCGTCAACAAAAGCATCAACGTCAGTCGATGTACCCACATCAAGAGTAACATTAGCGTTACCAGAAGCTTCAAGAACTTCTAATGTTCCACCAATGACCATGCTGTCAGCAGGTAAATCAATTAACTTAACGATGTCATCACCTGCTAATGAAGTATTATCAACTGCATCATAGACAGGGGATGTAATTACATAGGGTCTAGGTAGATTACCCGGATGCCCTACTGTGCCACCACCAGTGATGGTTCTATCATAAGTAGCCATAGTTAATCCTCCCTATTAAGCAAAATCTATAACGCCACGGACTAAGGCTTCTGGTCTAAGAACTTTTCTACCAAAAACATGTAGTCCTCTAACAACGTCAGAGAATGATTCAGTTGAACGTACCACTTCGGTTTTTGCGATGTGAGACGCTGTAGCTGCAGCGGAGATGTGACCTGCCAAAATGATATTCTCAGAAGCATCTGTTGCTAAGCCTGTCATTGTAACTTGGTCAGTTCCACTTGTGCTATTTAGTGCAGTAGATTTATAACATGTAAATCCTGCAAGCGTACCCGGAGTTGCAAGTCCGTTTCTTAGGTTAGAAGAAGCATCGCCAGTTACCTGTACTTCTGCAATCTTGTTACCTGCTTGAAACATCTTCTCGTAGAAGATCGGAGGTGCAACAAACCATCTGTTCTCTTCTGGTACAGACTGGTCGTCAAGCACTCTTGCCATTAATAGCATGAGGTTGATACCTGCATCATCTGTCTCTACATTAATAGGACTAGATGCTGTACCTAAAGATGTATTAGTAGTTGTTAAACCACCTGATAAACTTGCATCATCAGCACCTGCAAGACCTGCACCGTCTGATAAAGCTTGTAACACGTTTGCATCGTATTTTCTCTTCAAAGAAAAAGCACCTGATGAAGTTGCTAATGCTTCAAAGTTGACATGAGAGTGTCTCTCTTCGATGTCATCAATTTTAAATGCAAATGCGTTTGCTTGATCAACGGTCAATGTGATTTGATCGTCAGCCAAGTTTTGAGTATTTACCACAGAACCTCTTGTATAACTGGATACAGTTATTGTTGGTTCTTTGATAATATTCACAGTGTCGCCAAAGTTTTCAATCTCTCCTGTGTAATCAGTGTTCGTAATATCTTCTGCAACCGAAGCACGTCTGAAGAACTTGAGAACTTTTTGGCTAAATATCTGAGGAGCGAAATTACCTGATGGTAAGTTTCCATATCCTGCAGCAGTTCCGAAAGCCATTTTCTCTCTCCTTTTTTGAGGTTTTAGCTGTTCATATCAATTCGCCCTTCTTGCCGTGCTAAGTCGATCTCGGCTTCCACCTTCTCGAACTCCCACGGTTTAAGTCTGGCGATGTCAGAACCCTTCCAAATCTTTTTAGTAGAATCTTTTGTCGCAACTTCTTTAGGCTGTTGCCTTATCACAGATGCTGCGGCATCGGAATCTTTAGATCTAGTCGGCTTCTTGTTAGAGATTCCCATCTCTGCTTTGTAAAGAGACACGACCTTGCCTGCCCATTTTGCGTCAGTATTGTTTTTATATATACCATCGCTTAATTGTGTAGGCTGTTCGTCAAGCCACCCTAAAAACTTTTCATTTGTTTTAAGATCGTTAAAATCAGGATGCAATCTAAGAAGTTCTTCAAAAGCTTTTTCTTTTTCTAAACTCTTCTCTCGTTGTTTTACCGACTCTAGATCTTGTCGTAGTTTTGCAATCTTAGCTTCAGATTGTACACCTGCCACTGTTTCAACAACTTGAAATACATCAGGATACTTTTCTTTGAACTCCTCAAGTTCTTCAAGTGTTTTAGGTGGTGTTGCACCACGAGGTAACTCTTGTGTGTGTTGCTTGAATGTATCAAGCTCGGACATGAGTTGTTCACGTTCACTTTTAAACTCGTTGAGTTTTGTGTCATAATGTTTTTTTAAATCATCATAACGCTTTTTGTAATCGTGATCCTCTTGTTGTTTTGCTTCTGCAAAACTATTTTCAGAAGGTTTTGGTTTCTCTTGAGTAGCCACTTCTTCTGTGGGGTCTTGAGTTTCTTCTGTGGTTTCTTCATCATCTTTGTAAACATCTTCACGATACTTACCACGATAAAGATTACTGTTGTTTGTTACTCCAAATGAATCGTTTGGTTTGTTGGCTCTTACGCCCTTTACTTGTTTTGCCATAGTTTTTACCTCATCTTGCAGTGCCACTGGCTGTGGGTAGCTGCTTCGGTTCGTCAGGGCCACTTACGTGGGTAGCTGACTAATTCATCTGTCTTTTATTAATGCAGGATCTTCTAGATCATATCCCACACTAAGCTTTGGTAATTTACCATTGACAGGTGTTAACTTTCTATTTTTTATCATACCTTCAACATACTCGAACGCCTTTTGTTGAAAGGTGTTTTTGTTTGGAAATTTTTTTCTTAATACTCTACCAAATTTATTGTTATGCAAATCTATTTCAGATTCTTTTATATTTTTTGGAGACGCTTTCATAAAAGGTTTTTTTGGTTCTTCAGTAGGGTATATAAATTGAGATATTAAAGTGCTGGGGTCATATCCTCTCATGAGTTTTAATTCTCTTCTATCCATAAGATCTGAAAAAGCATCTTTAAAATATTGACTAACAGTTCTAAGAGGTCCTGCAAATCCGTATTTTTTCATAAGCTCTTCATTTTTTGGCTCTTGAGAATACCCTGCTATTAGAATGTGACGTAAAGTATCTTCATATCTATCTATGTCATATATATCTTTATTGTCTTTGTGTTTCATTGTTAGAGCTTCACTTAAAA